GTATTTCTGATCACCCTTAGACCAGATATTAGGGCGTTTAGTGTCGAACCCGATAAGACAGTGTAAAGTTCTGTTAAGAACCTAAAGACTTATTTATTATAACAGTATCCTATGATACAAGTCAATGAGTAATTATACTCAACTATGATGATCGATCCAATCCTGCACTTTGTTTTCCCGCTTCCAAAACTTATTGTAAAAGTGTGGGTGTAATCCTACCATGGGTCTGATGGTATCAAGCATAGCATCAATGTCTTTCCATTGCTCTGGTCTTCCCGGCATAGGATGCAGTTTCTTTCTACCAATTCTACCATTACCTGTAACACCACTCATATTGATACCAGGTTCTGTCCAATCATCAACAGTATTCCAATGCAGACCTGTAACATATTTTGCGGTGACGAATGCAATCTGATCACATCTAGTAGATATCTGCGACAGTTTCCACCACAGTTCATTGAACTCTACTGCCTCCTCAGATACAGTATTCCAGAATGTAGCCATAATGGGATTGACGTACTGCTTGAAGTCAAATCCATAAGACTTTACAGTCTCTGTAATTTCCACAATATCTTCTAAGGAATTATATGATGAAATAAAACTTTCGACAATTTCCTCATAGTATGTAAACTTACGGGGATGTACAATATGAGTTCTAGGAAACTGCCTCTTGCTAAACTCAACCCACTCCCTAGTATGTTTGTAGCACCCATCAACCCACACAACTTGCTCTCCCATAGGAAAGACTTTATGCTGCATAATCTTGGGATATAGTGCCCTTCTCAAAGGACACTCATGTTCTATCGGTATTTGTCGAAACTCCCAAGGTCCTTTGTGTTCGACAGTTCCGTCCGTGAACATCACATACTGAACTTGAGGATCATAGTAATTCTCATCAGTTATTTCATCATATCCATTCGTGATGCAAGTATATATGATCATAATGGAAACTCTGGTTCAATTACATTACGATGTATCATTTGAGTATGCATATTTTTTGCCCACAATTTGGGTACGAGTTTAGTCAGTCTTCTTAGTTCAACTAATAATTCTTCTCGCTCCAAGTGTTGATTCAAATGACCTGGTTGTGGATGTCTTTTTTTTCTAGTGCTTTTTCCTTCCGTTCCAAAATTGATTCCGGCTTCTCCGGCTTCTCGCCATCGTCCAGGATGTCTCCATCCTTCCTCAATAAAGTTCATCTCCTGATGTAAAAATTGTTTAGCAACATCAAAAGATATCTGATCTCTTCTAGGACCAATCAATGACCACTCCCACCACAAATCACCAAACTCATAATATGTTGGAGTAATTTTTCTCCAGATAGCGCCAAGAACAGGAGAAGAATAATGCCTGAAAGAATATTTTCCAGTCTCCTTTAGTCTAGTTGTAATATCAATGACTTCATCCCAGGTGCTCATAGAACATACAAATCCTTCCAGACACTCATCAAGATAAGTCATACCATCCTCGGTAACGCAAGGATGACGCATTACAGTAAAATCATTCTCACCCAAATATTTTTTTGACTGCTCTACAAATTTTTCAGTCATCTTATAACAACCATCAATCCACACAGTTTCTGTTCCCACAGGAAACACTTTATGTGGACTAGTCTTTACATAAGCAGACAGTTTCCTAGGACACTCATTCTCCATAGGAATTGATCTAAACTCCCAAGGTCCTTTATGCTCTACTGTACCATCAGTGAACATTACATACTGAACATCTGGATCATAGTAATGATCATCTGATATTTCATCATACCCATTAGTAATGCAACTGTATATGATCATTGGAACTTCACACTCTTACTCGTTGTTAGTTTGAGATCTCCATCAACCCACGTATAACCAGAAACCCTTCCGATCATACGTTTCGTATAATAATTTAGGTCTTCATCTTTCAAAACCACATCAAGTGTTCTATATCGTAATAAAGAAAGACCGGTAACCGAAGACAGTAAATTAACCGTATATAATGGATCTTTAGATTCATAGTATTTGTAATCCCCCTGCCTATTTCTCCACCATACACCATCAGGAGAAGCATCAGAAAATCTATTGATTACACTCACGCTAGGAAGTTTCTCGAATATAATCCCAGTCATCTGCAATGCAGTAGAAAAAGATAGTTGATCTCTTACACCACCACGCTCATACCATTTCCACCACTCCTCATTGAAGCGTTGCATACCTGCCTTTCTCCATAGAATAGTGCATAGTGGTGAAAAATGTTTTCCAAAATCATACCCCAAGTTCTTTGCTTCGCAGGAATATCTATAAAGAGTTTGCTCATCTACCCACCCATTCTGCACATACTCAGCACACTCCTCAAGGTAAGAATATTCATGAGGATGCTGCATTACAAAGAAATGTTTTTTGGATAAAATCTCTTTAGACAACTCAAGGAACTGATCATTCAATAGATGAACTTTACTACCGTCAACATAAACACTATCTCCATCAAACGGACAATTAATTTTATGATATCTAGATGTCCTTACTGGATCACCACAGTCAACCGTAGGATATACTTTCCAGGGACCAACCTCATCAGCATCTCCAAAACAAATATAGTCTGCTCCGTCAGGCATGACCTCGGGTAGACTGCAATACTTATTAGTAATACATGTATAAATGATCATAATCCACAAAGTTTAATAATTTCTCTTTGAAAAGAATTTTCACCATCAATTATAGGATGAGATTTTCTTCTGCCAATTTTATTAAGTTCACCAACTAACATACCTAATGAAGATCGATTTTTAACAATTTTTGGACTAAGTTTAGAAAACTGCAATGCAACGTCGTGAGCAATATTATCTCTTGGATTACCAGCAATCCCCCACTGCCACCACAATTCGTTGAACTTAATCATATCATCATCAATAGTCCTCCACACAAAAATGCTTTGAATAGATCTATACTGAGAAAACCTGTATCCACTTTCCTTCAATTTCATAGTAAGTTCTATACCATCTTCCCTAGTATAATAGTTATTATCAAATCCTTCCAACATTTCACCAACAAACAGTAAGCCTTTAGGATGTCTGACGATAGTGTGTGGAAACAATCTACGAGAATTTTCAATAAATTCCTTGGTCATCACATAACACCCATCTACCCAGACCGTATTAGATCCTTGGGGGAAGAATAGATGTGGCATTGCCTTTGGATAAAAGGACAGTAGTCTGGGATTAGTTTCGCTACAGTAATCCCTAATATCGATTGCTTCCCAGGGTTCTGGAATATTTATAGTTCCATCATGGAACATCACATATCTTACATCTGGATCATAGTATTGATCAGGAATCTCATCATATCCATCAGTGATGCATGAATAAACGATCATATCATCGACAGCATCATCTGAAAGGGGCACTTCAGGAGTTTGCTCCTCAATATCAATTGCAGGAATATTTTGCAATATTTTAGTAATAATTTGTGAAAAATTTCTTGTAGAAGGATTTTCACTTATCCCATAAGATAATTTATACTCCTTTACCCTGTTACTCTTATCAGAAAGTTCTAATGGGGAATCAACTCTAAAAACATTTTCTCCAAATGCTAAGTACTCTGCAATAGCACTGGTGATCTGACATCCATGATAAAGACCATACTGTTCATACCATCTCCAGTATTCTACATTGAAGTCAATCACCTGTGGTGTTACTTGTCTCCAAATAGCACAGTTGATTGTGTGGTCAAACATAGATGCTTTATATCCTGTTGCCGCAATATCTTCGGCACACTTAATCAATCTATCCTCAGGAACATATCCCTTCTCATGCAAGTTACAAAACTCACCCACCAGCAACCTTGGTTCAGGATGTTTCTGCAATGCAATAGGATGTGAATTCAATATATCCTTAGACAGTTTCACAAATTCCTCAGACATTCTATAACACGCATCAACCCATACGTGTGGTTCGTTAAAGTATAGATGTGATAGTGTTCTAATCCTGTAGGATTTTAGAACAGGATCTCCACCCTTAGGAATTCTAATAAACTCCCAAGGTCCTTTCTGTTCTATATCCTCATCATAAAAAAGCACATACTTCACATCAGGATCATAGTAATGATCTGGGATTGTGTCGTATGCGTTTGTGATAGTGGTATAGATTATCATCCGTTCAGTTTTTCTTCCTGAGATCCAGACAAATGCATTTCTGTAACATTTCCAGGTTCACGTAGGAACCAACCTGTAGCGATATACTTAACTGCATCACCGCTTAGGAATGCTCCACGGTGCATATGTGTATAACATGCTGGCCACATTACCATTGTACCCCTTTTAGGTTGCAGTGATAGTTTTTGGTGGAAGAAGTCAGTACCACCACCGTTCTCATAAGGAACATCATTCAAGTATAGCATCCATGTTAGAACTCTATCACGATACAGAAAAGCACCATTCTCACAATGCCATCTATGATATCCGCCGCCAGGTTCTGTCTTCTGAAGTTTTACAGTCCAAGAAGATACTGGGTCAGCACCTTCAA